ACGAGTTCAAGCTAAGATGGATCTAGACAAAGGAAGGCAAGAGTATGTGCTTGGATCTGGTAATGTTGCTAGTTTACCTACCCCAGACTTATATACGGCTCAACTATATGCTGCTGGAGTCGACTTAGACGACGCTAGAGAACAAACAACAGCAGCCATTGCACAAGGCATGGTATATGCGCCACCATCATCCGAAGTAATAGATGAAAGGACAAGAGAGTTCGATGAAGCCTATGAAAAAGAAACAGCTGCTTTATCTGCTCTTCTCGAAGATACACAAATTGTTCAAAATGCGGCAGACAGAGTTGAGGGTAACGCTGGATTCTTTACTTCTGGAGCCAGCCCAACTTGGGCGGCTGCAATAGGTCTTGATATGCCATTCGATGGCAAATCGGCTGTAGAAATGAAAAGAGCCCTTAGCCAGCTCACATCCAGTTCTGCGCTTACAACAATGCAAACCCTAAAGGATAACTCCAAGCAAGGAGCTACTGGATTGGGTCAAGTATCCGTCGTGGAATTCACATCCCTAATTGACAAGGCAAGTTCTATAGATCAATATCTACAAGAAGGCGATTTGGAGGAAGCGGTTAATCTATATGTTTACGACAGAAATAAACTTGCATATAAAACCTACAGGTCGATGGTCGATAAGTATGGACTAGCTGCTGTCAATAGCAAAGGCAGTATCTCAGAGCGTCAAATATCTAATATATTAAAAGATATAAACACCTTTGAAACAACAAACAACGTGGGAATAAAAATAGCAGCAAGGTCAGGATACTTTGTAGACAACGTAGGAGTTCCGCAAGCCGCAGTTACGGTTGAATCAGGGCCAGATGGAGGAACACCTGCTCCCGCAATGAGTCAAGCCCAAAGAAGAGAGCAAAGTATAGCAGCTGGAGAAGCGGTCTTTAACCAAGAACAAGAAGCTAGAGCTGAATTAAATAGTCAGAATATGCGAAAGGGAGCCAAAGTTGCCACTGCAATGATATCTCCAGCCTCCATACCCCCTTTGGTTTCTAGTGTTATTGTTCCTAAGATATACGATTTCTTTGGTGGTGGCAACGCTGAGACGGAAGCCTATAGTAGCAACATAAAAAACATATCAACAAAATAATATGTCTATAAATATTAATGATCCCGTAACTGGCGATTCGTTTCAATACTTTGGTAGTCAACCCCTAAACCAATCTCTCGCTAAAGAGCTGATAGGAGCATCTATTGTCGAAGCCAGTCAAGAACTGCTGGATGGATCTTATAAAAAAGATGCCCTCGGCAAGGATGTAGACGATTTAACTGCCGTAAAAAGACTTGAAAGAAACACGGCATTACAGCTTCGAGTCCCTATACAGAATGTAGATGCTACTAGCGGGATAGGGGATGCTGACAGAATGGCATTGGGTCTCAGACCTACTATGGGTCAAAAGCTTGACCATCTTCGCAGGGAATATGGATATAGGAATGTGCAAGCTGTCCCGGTAAATGGCAATTACAGGCTTATAATAAAGACTGAAGGCGAAGGAGATAACGCTAAATACAAATATGTAAACGAAGAAGGTTTAGATTTTGGTGATATTACGGAGTTTGGTGCTGGAGCTGCTATTCCTATAATTGCTGCTACGGCTGCTGTAATTGCTGCGCCAGTTGTTGTTCCAGCTCTGGCTGTTGCCGGGTGGGGAACAGCTGCTACATTAGCAACCGTTTCTGCGGGATCATACTTTGGAGCTGGTATGCTACAAGATAGTGCAGTAGCATTATACGACGGAACTGTCCCTGACTTTGGGGAAATTACCAAACGAAGAGGAATAGAATCAGCCGTAGCCTTTGTCCCAGAAATGGCATTTATTCGAGGTGGTCAGTGGTTAAGTGGCTTTGCAGGGTCAGGTGCTGATGATGTAGCAAAGCTGCTACGCAATGATATAGAAACCTTAAAAACTACATATACCAAAGTTTTAGACGACGGAACAGAATTAGTTCCCAAGTTAGATCTGGGCTATGGTGGTTTAACTAGTAGGGGTGCTGCTGAAACTGAGTCAAAAGCTAGTGCAAACAGTGCTGCCCTCAGAAAGATCTATCAAACCAACATTGATGAGCTAGATGTCATGCTAAATAGCCTCAAGGGTGGTTCTGCGCAACCAATAGAGGAAGTAGTAGAGTTAGCTAGAACTAGAATAACCCAACAATTAACTCAACTTAGTGATGATGTAGCGTCGTTTGAACCCCCACTAAGAGATGCTATACAAAAGATATTGCAGACTAAGATAAAAAGAATGGGTGGAACTGAAAGTTTGTATCTGTCTAAACAGACAGGAGAAAAAATTCAGAAAGGACTGCAAAGATCATTTGAAGTTGCTAGAGAAGAAAAAAGAAACCTTTTCAATAACGTAACTAAAACAGCAACTGACGAAGGAATATTTTACGACGTAGATTCTGTTTTAAAAGCCATGAGGCGAGCCTTAGATAAAGGTGGAGCCAGTATCGACGATATTATGGCTTCCAGAGCTTTTGCGACTGCTATGGAAAGAACAGGTTTATCTGACGAAGCCGTATTAAAAGCATTAAAGGACAAGCTTCCCCTGGAATTTAAGGGTGGCATGAAAGACTTTAAAGCAGTTAAAGCCCTATCTTACAAGCAGTTAGATACACTTATTAAAAAATATGCGGAACGATCAGATTTTGGTGCAATAGGTGCGGTAGGTGAGACCCCTGGGTTTTCTAGGCTTATGCTCAAGGAACTTGCAAAAGTTCGAGACAAAACATTAAAAGGCACAGAAACACAAAAAGCTCTAAATAAAGCAAATAAATTTTACAGAGGTGAATACGGACAGTTTCTTAGAACAGACGTAAAACCTATAATAAAGCCAGACTTTGGTAGCGGGAATGGAGGAGTTGTTGCTGAAACTCACACTGTTATGGGTGGAGAGAATGTAATGAAACACATTCTTACAAACGGAACTAGTGTAGAAGAAACTTTGAAGGCTTTTCCCAAGGTGGCAACTAAGCCTGGGGTAATGACTAGATCAGAAGTTGAAGGCGCACTCCGAACAGCTTATATGCAAAAGCTGGGTCTTAACGGAACAGTAAAATTAGGAAAGGGTATGCGAATGAATGTTGATAATAACATTTTACGTGAACTATTTGGTAAGAACTGGAAATTAAAAAAAGACGCTTTAGAGCAAATAAACGATTTAGTTAGTAAAAGTGGTAAAGTTTTGGAACTAGACGATAATATTTTCAGAGAAATACTTTCTCTCGGCACACCTACGCAGGCAAAAAATGCTCAAAAAATAGCAAATGCAAAAGTCAAAGCCGCTGAAAAGATAACAGAAGAGCAAAATAAACTGTTTGAAGCTATCATAAAAAAGAAAGGAACCCTATCGACGGAAGACGCTCTAGAAGCCGTTGGTTCCCTGCTTAATTACAGCTCTAAAGAAATAACAGATCTAGTAAAAGTAATTAAAGAAACTTCACCAGACTTTGGTATTCAGACATTACGCAACAAATTAGCTACAGAAATCATAGAATCAGCTAAGCCAACTAAAGTAAACTATGCCACTACCAGTAGAGGTGAAGGTTTGTTTGATTCTGATATTATGCTAACAAAGCTAAAAGATGTTAAAATCCGAAAAGTAGCAACAGAGGTTCTGGGCAAGGAATGGGTTGAAAACATGGAAGCTATAGCACGGGTAGCAAAATATAGCACCCCTCAGCCCAGAAAGTTACCCGGTGTCAGGCCCGTTGTTTCACCAGGATCAGGAGGTATGCAAACTACATTCGTTATTGGCGATCTGTTACCAGATGTCAGCCGATATTTCTTTGGAAGATTTGCTGCTACGCCAGGCTTAAAAAAGCTGCTATCAAGAAAAACACCTGACGAAGCTGCTCTAGTGTTTAGACAATGGTTGCCATTTTTTATGGCTACAGACGAAGGTATGAAAGCATTGATGTTGCACATGAGAGACCATCCAGAGATGTCTGTCTACATACAAGAAGAACTAGCTAACCTTGGTAATCTAGCTATGGAACAAGATACAGCTGCTATTCGTCGCGGGGAGATGAACACACCGGCTCAACAGCAAGGAAACTAGCTTGTTCTACATTAAGAATCCTGCCGCTTCCTCCTCTCTTAAACACACAATACCCGTTTTTGTCTGGGTTCTTTGCAAGAAGCAACCTAACTGCGGATTTCTCATCGTGAGCCCACTTCGATGCGACAGAGCTCTCACCTTCCTTCATGTCAAAGTTTACGTAGGTGATCTTGTATCTGTTCAAAGGAAAAAGTAGGGAGATCAAAGCGGAGTATAAATAATCTAAAAACTCCGTGGGGGCGTTACCGCTACCCCTCTCCCAATAAAAATTAGTAAATCCTGCCGACTGAATTGTCGAATATAAACTTGTCTACAACGTCTCGTTCACCCTCTCGGTTCTTAACGAGACTGTATGATAAATCAATATATGGCTTACCTGCTTTGTCAAGTTTTTTGCTCTTAGCCATGTCGAAGCAAGTGGGCCACATCATCAGGATAACATCAGCGTCGTTCTCGATGTCACCTGAGTCTTTCAGGTCGTATATAGATAACTTACCTCTCTTCGCACCCTCTCTATTTACCTGAGCTAGTAGTATTACTGGAAGGTTAAGCTCCATAGCCATCTGCTTTATGCTATGACTGACCTCTGCTATCCCGTCGTGCTTCTGCATCTTGCCGTCCCAAGGTATCAACTGCAAGTAGTCTATGACTATCATAGATATTCCGTGCTTCCTCTTCAGGTTCCTGCACTTGGCTCTAAGGTCGTGCATGTTCCTAATATGATTGTAGATATATATAGGCGACTTCTTAATCTTCTCAGTAGCTTCTACGATGGGCTTAAAAGCCTCTACCTTGTCGGTGCTATTGTTTGCCTCTTCGATGTTACAGCATGATGATATCTGCACCATACGTTTAAACACTTGCTCTGGAGGCATCTCTAGAGAAAACAAGGCTACACCTTTATTGTCACGAATAGCTAGTCGCAATGCTACATTTAAAGCAAGCTGAGATTTACCGCAGGATGTTGGAGCAGAGATAACAAACACTTCACCCTTTCCAATGCCACCTTCTGGGAGCTTTGCATCAAGAGACTTTATACCAGTAGGAATCCGCACCGGGGCGTATGTCCCGTCTTGCATTGATTGGATTTGGCTAATGAACTCTGACCCGACATTGCCCAAGGACACATCATCATCTTGGAACCCGTCGATCTTAGCCACTTCTGACTCAACATACGCTTTAGCTTCATCAGCATCAGCACCTGCGTCTATCTTCTCTATTGCTAAACGTGAACTACGCACAATTTTCCTGGCGTTACTACGCTCTCTGACGATTTTAGCGGCAGCCTTAGATTGCATGGTGCTCTCACACAAACTAGATATAGCAAAAATAGCAGGCATACCTCCGACCTCATCTATAAGATCCTTCTTACGAAGCATTTCATACAAGCTGATATCATTTACATCCTCACCCTTGTTGTGAAGCTCTTTTATGCTAGTAAAAAATATCTTGTTCGATCGGTCGTAAAAATCATTATCGTTAACGATTTGTATTATGTTGTCATAAGCATCAACCGACTGCTCTTTGTCGGGGAATAAACAACATCCAATTAAAATTCTTTCTGCTTCAACATTAGCGTGAATTGGTTTCTTTCTTTTTGTTATTTCTTTTACCATTATTTTTTGTTTTTCTTTTGATTTGATTTTCTTTTTCTTTCTTATCTAAAATATGTTCCGCGTATTTCATAGTGTTAGAATTAGAGATGGTATACATGTGACCGCAGTCTTGGCACTGCATCCTTTGTCGAACTACGCCAGTCGCCCCGATCTTCTTTCCGTATCTAATTACGTTACTAGAACCGCAGGAAGGACAAGTCCATCCGTCGTTACCCTCGAGAACCCCAACGTGAGTTTTCATCTTTGTGTGTTTTGCTATGTATTCATAAATCTCTTGGAGTATGACTACGTCTCTCTTGCAGTATCGAACCATGTGGGACATTGATTTCTCACATCCATCTAGCACTATTCTTTTCCATAGTCCAAAGCTAGTGTCAATCTTTCCGTATCCAAGCAAAAACTTTGCAATGTAATCTAAGCGATGAGAGTTAAATTCAAAATTGGCTCGTGATAACTTTAGTGTATCTACAGTAGTAACATCCTTTGGAATCCCAAGGTTGTGCTTTAAGCATCTAGCTCGAAACCACTTCATGTCAAACTTATCCCCGTTGTGGGCTACCATCTCGTCAGCATTCTGCATGACATCCATAAACTCCTTGCAGAGCTTTATGTCACATCCTTCATCCCAAGACAACGAATGGACTTTTTTTTCTTTTTCCCACTTATAGCAGATGCAAATAATAGCACGCTCCGTAATGATGTTATCATGGGACAAGTTAACTTTATAACCCGGTCTCCAAAAAAATCCGATGTTCGGACTTGTTTCTATATCCCAAAATAATCTATTCATAATAAGTTTTTGTTAAGATGCCCCTCCCCCAACTCGGCTCGCTCAACTCGGCTCGCTACATCGTTAAGGGAGAGGACTTATACTCGGGGCAAATCAAAAAGGAACCGCAGTAGAATTAATATCAACGCTAGAGGCAGAGTCAGTGCTCGAACCCCAGCCAAATAGTTTCTTGCCGTTGCCAACATATACCTTCTTAGCACCTGACTCACGCTCTTCCTTGGATAGGTTAAGGCTTGCAGAAGCGTCGTTGTCGTAGTTGTCAGGCTCATCGTTAATCCAGACATCTAGGTCAAGATAAGTTCCTTTGGAGCCTTTGTATAGTTTGCTCTTATCGACCTTATCTAGGTTTATTTTTAATGATAGTAGTTTTGACATATTATTTGTTTTCTAGTTTTTGTTTTCGTTTGTCCTTAGCTGCTATAACTTCTGGCATAGCTGCTACATCTTTTGGAAGAGACTTCCAAGCTCTTGCGAGATCATCCATGCTATCCAGTCTATCAATATTTTTAATTAGATACGGGATATCATTAGTCGCAGTTGAATTTTTTGGTGTAGTTCCGTGCTTGTTAGTAGCATCAGCATCTTGCTCATTGTCAATGGCAAATAAATTACCCAAAGCTCGTTTAAGACTGTATGATGCTGTAGACCCAGATATTTGTGCTGAGTCCATACCCTTCTTGGATTCGCTGTGCATAGCCCAGTTCTCTGTAGCAATTTGCTGATCGGTATCGCAGTCTAACAAGATTGCCGTGGTTACATTAAACATACAGTCACCACGCATCTCGATCCTGTCGGAACAAAGCAGGGAGACATTGTTTTCTTCTAATAGAGGCTTAATCGCTTCTAGTATATCTTCAGCACTACGGTAGTTGTAGTTGCCAAACTTGTTTTTCTGCCCTTTAGGGGCTTTGAGGTTACATTGAACCCTCTGTAGCTTTTTAGTAAGCTTAATTATTTCTTCACTCATTATTTTGATTATTGTATGATTGTATTAATAGTTGCCTATAATACAATTTCCTTGTTTTTTCATTCTTGCAGGCATCAAGATTTTCTTCGTCAGCCCCAAGACCCTTCAACTTGTCCACTTGTTCACTAGCTGTCAAGTCCCTACCGAATCTTTTTACTAGTTGTGTTAATCCTACGGGGTGCATAACATTCATAGCAGGAAAGTCTAGGTAATCAGCCATAGCACGTAGCACTATAGGTAAATCTGATTTCTTTCCTCGGCACATATTAAGATAGAAGTTCTCAACTTTACCCAGCAAAGAATTTCCCTCCCTGGATAGCACACCGCGAACCAAACCAGTCTGATGATCGTGGTCTAGACACCAATCATTGCTTTCCCTTAATAGCACCGGGCATTCTTCAGGAGTAAAATCCTCACGAAACTGCGCTATTTGGTTATGCTTGAGATACATCATTTAAGTCTCTTTCGCATTGAGCTGACAACCCCGCACAATTCAATGTGAGCTATTTCAATAATAGCAGAAGCACACCAAAAAACAAAGCCAAGTGCGGCAATGGGTATCCACAATAGTTGCATTGATGCTACAAGAAAATATAACAAACAATTATTTATTAAGTTTAGTTTTTTCATCTTCAATTTTTTTAATCAGTTTATTTAAAGTATCATTCGCATCAACTTCTCCATGCACTACACTAAGAAGCGTTCCAATATTACAAAGAAGTTCGTTCAAGCTTTTCTCGGCTATTTTAACTTCTGCTATGAGGTCGTATATATCGTCCTCGATCCATTTACGTTGTTGTTGATTCATGTTTAACCATCTCCTTCTCTTCTATAAAAAGTTTCAAGCTTTTTATTTCTTCGTTTATGTTTTTTCTTTTATCAGATAACATCTCGATACGATGAGATGTGTATAGGCTTTCGTCACGCAAAAGATCAATCCTTACTTTTGCTATTTCAATTTTATAATCTTCGTAGTTCATTTTTGTAATCTATTTATTAATACTTTAAACGCTGTAGCAGCTGTAGCAGGCACTACTCCGTTACCCAAGAGCCTAAGTCTGTCCACCCTGTCGGTAGACCCATTAGTTGCTCCACCCAATCTGGATTTAGCTTGCCCGTCGCTTTTCCGCAATGACCTGCTATTTCCTCCTCGAGATTTGATTTGTTCCGATTCGCTAGATAAGCTCGGTTCTTTTCCGTTATCTCTGGATGCACCTTGTTTGCTCTTGGGGTAGGAAACAACTCTTGGGGCTTCCCAGTCGTGCTGTCGCTCTGTTGGTCTTGAAGGCCACTCTTGAGCACTGCATTGGGTAACTGACCCATGTGTCCTCTCTGACTCGCTGTCTCTCCCATGATGTGCTGTATCGAGTTCGCTCCCTTGTAGTCCCTCGTAGCAGGAGTGGGCCAGTTCTCCTCGTAGGTCTCCACCGCGTCCCTGAGTTTCGCCCCGAAGGTCTGGTTGCTCTGGTGTCTCTTGCTCTGAAACCCCGTCGCTGTCATCTCCGTCTCGATTCGTCCACCCTCTGCGTCCGAAGTTCTGGCTGTGGGCCAGTTCTGTGGTTGCATTACATCCTCTCTCAGGTTCCTGCATCCACCCCTCTTCTTGCCTTGCTTCGCCATCTCCAATGTTGACCTTGCCTTGGCTAGTTGCTCGGGAGTTCTCACCATCTCTGCTCTCTGAGCATCTGCTACTTGTGGCGTAGCCCAGTTCTTGGCTTCCACTTGACGGCTCAATGTTGATTTGCCCTCCGATATTCTCTTCTGAGCG